CAAATGCTACTTGTGGGTGGATTACCGCATTAAGGTTATCTCCCGGAACACCAGCCGCTCTTAATTTTGCTACTGCTTGGAATATTAATGCCGCAGACATAGCTGTTGATGCTGAACCGACAGTTGTTGAAAAACCACCGAATAAAGCTGTTAAGTCTGTGTCTATTTTTTTTGCAATCGCTTCTCCAAATAATCTTCCAATATCTGCCGCAACATTTCTTGGTGCCGCATTTCTTCCTAGATCAGTAAGAGTTGTCATAATACCATTTTCAGAACAAGTAATTGTTACTGAAGTTGGGTCGATTGCTGTGTTAGATAAATCAGATGCTTCCGATAC